CTACAATATAAATTAGTAAATAATATATATGTACCCGTCAATAGGGATTATCTTATTTTAAAAGTTAAACAAATTTCCGAAAGATAAATGAGGAAATTTCTTTAAAAACAAAATATTTCATGTAATTTTGTAATTAATTAACTAGTGTGTTTAAACAGAGGCCGCACATGGGGATGTCCATATTTAAACAAAATTTTTAAGTTTTATGTAGGGAAGTCATATTCATTAACAAGAGTAGGGCTAAAAGAATTGGTGGTGAAACCAAGATTAGAATCTAACGTTAAAATGATAAAACCAAGCACAATACTAGAAGCTGAGCGAACTTCCAGTGAATAATTAGGATTTGGACCAGTCAAATCAAATCTAACAACTTTATCAGCATCTACAAATAGAAAATCTACATTTTGTGGAGTGGGAGTTGTCCGAGTTTTAGCTAATAACAATGGTTTAGTTAATGCAAAGTCAGCATTAAATGGTATTACTGTAGTAGATTGTGAAGGTATTGAGACAGAAACTCCTGTTACTGATATAGCTTCTGTTTCCCATTTACAACAAGGATGTGGTTGAGCTTGTGAAGATCCTGAAGCTGCAGGAACAACAGAATAATTAGTCCAAGCTTCCGAAAAAGGAGTAGGTCCAGTAGTAGAAACTGCATTAGAGAAAAACCATAATCCTCCTGATGGATTATCATAAGGGTTAGTATTGATATGAAGATGATTACCTGTAGTGGCCCAAGCAATACCATAAGAATCTTCTGGCATTGCATAAATAGCATCATTACCAATAGTAGTACATAAAAATTGATTAGGTGTAAAGAATTCACTTGATGATGGAGTAACTTCGAAAGTATAAGAACTTCCAAAAAGCCCATTAGCCGCATTACCAACTCTAGTAACAGCTTGGTTTCTGTAATCTACATCTGCAAATTGAATACCAGCTGTAGGAGCAATATCATAATAATTTATAAAGTGCACTTGGGGTGGACCTAACATGTATTGAAAACGAAAATCGTCTGCACACGCACGATAAATCGTGGGAGTCATTTGCCCTGGTGTACCTCCATTATTAATTGCTGCACCACTCACAAGATAAGTGATAATTGGAAAAGGATAATTACTCTCCTCAACTTGAGATTGAGTTTGTTCTTGAACCAAAACTGGTGTTACGTGAGACAAAGAGTAATAAGGAACCTCTATATCAATTATGCCCTCAATAGATGGTTTCACAACTTGAGTCGAAAAAGGACTATAGAGTAATTGTTTAGGAACTGCAGAAAATAAACGAGTCGAAACACGAGGAATATCAGTCAAAGGATAATAATTATTCAATGAAGAACGCATTTTAATCAAACATGTCATGTTATTATAAGTGCCTACAAAACCAGGATCAATAGATAAACGCATTCCACCTCTATAAAAACCAAAAAGATAAGAATAGTAATCTATATAATCAAAGAAAAAAGGAATATCAAGATTAAAAGTTGTACGTGGTTGTTGAAAATCGAAAGGAGCAATATCATACACAGTAGAATACGGAGTTTGAGCTCCCACATGATAAGTTCCAAATCTACCCATTAAGTTCTTAATAGACGTGATAAATTCACCAACACAAAGTGCAGAAGCAGTTACATCTTTCTTCAATCGAGCAGACCCAATTAAATTATCAGATGATTGAATAGCTTCATCACGATTATGTTGTTCATCCATTGAGATACCTTGAACATTTACTGTCTTCCACTTTCTTTCTTTACTTTCAACACTTACAACAGGAGTGTTTACAAATGGAAAAATATTAGGAGCTGTAGGATTTTCTAAATCAAGATCATCACCAGCTGCAACTAATACAGAAATGTCGAAAGACTGAGATACAGTCTCTGGAGCACGCAGAGGAACAAAAACATCAACAATAATGCATCCCGTAGAATAATTATGCTGTTTAACATTTTGTTCTTGAATTGAATACTCATTAATTACATTCAAATATTCACGAGTAGAAGTATAAGGAACAGTGAAAGAAAATTCAGTTAAATCTCTCAAATCATAAGTTTCTTGATAACATCTGTCTAGATTTATATTTGGAGGAATTGCAGTGACATCATCAAATGGAGCATACAACCCGGGAACAAAAGTGACTCTTACAGTACCAGAATGAAAACCAGTTTTAGCACAAATAAAAGTATATTTCATTGAACCACGCCATTGACCAAAACACGCAGAAGCATAACCCACAAAAGTGGAATTCATAACACCACCAGTGCCTGTTTGAACAAATTTTGCAGGATGTACATTATCTGAAAATAAAACTTTATTCTCATTATCTGTAACAGACATAGAAAAAGTTTTATAATAGGTTGGAGCTTTGCAAATATTTACCAAATTCATCTCATCCAAAAAAGAACCACCAGCATCAGGCATTGACATTAACTCATTATTAGCAGCAAGACTCATTTTATGCGACATTTGTTCTCCACCAAAATTAGCCATATAACTATTAGTCCTAAGACTAGTACGTGATACAGCACCTATATTAGTGGGTTTTTGATAGCCAGCAAGTTGTAATAAATTACTAGCAGTTTTAGCCATATAAGATGGTTTAAATTGTAAATTTTTAATTTCTGTCATTACGTCATCCATTGTTATTGAAGTGGAAGAAGAAGAAACATCAGCAGTATTAGAATGCATTTGCTCCTCTTCTATACCTTGAGTTAAAACAGGTAAAACAGCAGTTGGATATTCCAATTCAGGAGAATCTAACCAAGCCTGAATACGAATACCCACATCAGGAGAGGACTCAGAATATAATTTTCCAAAAACTGTTAAGAAAAGTGCACCATAATTACCTTGATCTGTGGTAGCATTATAGAAAGTATGTTGGTTAACATAAGGAATTTCTATAGTTTGCTCTGTACCACCTTCACAATTAATAAGAACATGTGCACAACCTGTTTTACCTGCTAATGATGCACGAATGAGATTGGCTTTTCCAATTAAATTCTTATAATTAGGTATCCAATAAGCCATTAAGATACCTTGTTGAAATTTTTGAGCATTGATAATTAAACGGACCCTGATATGTCCTCGAAGTCCAACGAAACCACGCATCTTTTCTTGGTATTGAGCATTCTGATATAATAAATCAGGAAATAAAAGACCTGAAGGGATAAGTTCATCGCCTTGATTTTCTGTAGTAGTCCAGAGACCTTTAAAAACATCAATGGGACGAGAGACGAAAGAAAGTAAATCATGTTTTCTATCTTGAAGTGTAAGTTCATTGGCATTTTGTACTTGAGACATTGAGGGTAGAACTTTTGTCTCAGAGGTGATGCCTTGTCGAAAGTAAGTCATTACTTGTTGATTATCAGTATTTAAATTGTATTTTTCCATATTTTATTTTGGCTATTAGCAACTAAGCATTCGCCTTGAGTTATTTTTACTACAACTAGGAGCCCACGGGCTTATCTGTAAATGTAACTAAACGCCATTACCATACCTAGAGGTTAAAATTAAAATAATAATTATTTACTTACTAAAAAGAGAGAAGAATTAAGATTCATAAGTCTCATTGCATGTTAAATCAAATTGGTCATCATAATTATCAATCGCAGGGAATTTATCGCCTAATAAATTTTTATTACGAAGACCCTCTATAAAAACAAGCCAATCATCATACATCTTCTCTCCATGTAAAACCATTTCCATACATGTAACTTTTACGTTATCAGCCATTATTTGATCGCGTCTGACAGAATCTGAAGTACGCACCCACATTAGTATCTCCTTAACGGTATCGATATCTAATGGTGCTATCCATTTTCTGCCATTTTGGTCTATTTTCTTAAAGCCACGTTTTAAAAAATTGATGTCTGTAATAAAACGTGCTTTCTCCACTTCACCATCTTTATTTTTGTGTTCATCTGTGTAAGTCAATCCAAAAAGACTCATAGCTCGTGAAATTGTATGCATATTAAACCAATCAATTATTTCAGGATTGATATTAGCACAATTGTCATCTCCATAAGCTACAAATCTAACATTGTCATCAAATGAAGCTAATGTTTTCTTAGGCGGTATACCCAAGAAACCATAACCATTTGGAAAAATATTTTTGAGTTCTTCAGCATTAGCTCCTCCAAAAATAAGGGAGTAAACCATCCGAAAAACAACCATATTAAACATAACGTTTATTAATGTCGTATATGGATTTCCACTTGGTTGACTATTGTACCAACGATACACACCCCCATCACGAGCAATGTGAAGTGAACGGGTCAGGCATGACCATAAATTTTTACGTATATTTCTTTCTTCTTCAGTTGATCCATATTGAGCATAAAAAGTTTCAACAATATCTAAAAGTTTTTCCATTATTTGATTATTCAACGAACCATCAAAATTAGAGTAGTCTCCAGCTATGCAAGTTGGACCACCCCAAACTGATAAATGTTGAGCCAATTTTTCCCAATCAGTTCCATAAGGATTAATTCCTATAGCACTTTCATTATCTATTTTGTTTTCCATAACAAAAGACAAAAAGCGCAAAAAATACATCCTAAAAGCAATTGAAAAATGCATAGGTCCAGCAGAAAATATACGTGTTTTGAAGTTTTTTATTTTTTCATGAGTTCTCAATTCATCTTTCATCGTATCTACAAAATAAACAATAGGAATTTTTGTTTTAGCTTCTTCAATCAATTGTTCCACATCTTTTTTAAGTAAAGGCCAACCAGGACCATCACATTTCATTTCTTTTCCTGTCCACCATTTCTTGCCATAAGGTTTCTTTTGTTGATCATAAGGATG